ACCAGTAATGCTTAATGATTGAGCATCTAATGTCTCTACATCAAGAGTCGTAATAGTACCATAAGTACCAACTATAGATGTGATAACACCAGCAGTGATTTTAGCGTTAACTATATCTCCTTCTGTTACATCAATCGTAGTGATAGATGCAGCAGTACCAACAATATCTGTTATGATACCAGCAGTAATTTTAACATCTCTAAGATCTGCAGTCTCAGTATCAAAGGTTGTTATAGTAGCGTAAGTACCAACTATCGATGTTACAACACCAGCAGTGATCTTAGCATTTACTATATCTCCTTCAGTTGCGTCAATCGTAGTGATTGTAGCAGCAGTACCAACGATATCAGTGATAATACCAGAGGTAATCTTAACATCCTTAAGGTCTGCAGTCTCTGTGTCAAAGGTTGTTATAGTTGCATAAACACCAACTGTTGAATCAACACTTAGGTCATCAATATAAGCAGTGCCATCAATATGAAGATCTTTCCACTGTTGAGTAGCAGCACCAAGGTTATAGGTATCGTCATCATCAGGAATGAAACTTGAATCAATGTCAGCATTGAATACAATAGCATCACTGGTAGAATCACCAAGACCAATTACACCACCTTGGAAAGTAACATTACCAACAAATGTTGATGCACCACCAACTCTAAAGTCGTTAGTGATATTTACATCTTGAATTGTTGAGTATGTACCAACTAATGATGTAACAACACCAGCAGTTATTTTAGCATTAACTATGTCGCCTTCTGTGGCATCGATAGTTGTAATGGTTGCTGCTGTACCAACAATATCTGTTATGATACCAGCAGTGATCTTAACATCTCTAAGATCTGCTGTCTCTGTGTCAAAGGTTGTAATAGTCGCATAAGTACCGACTATAGAAGTTACAACACCAGCAGTAATTTTAGCATTAACAATATCTCCTTCCGTAGCATCAATCGTAGTGATTGTAGCAGCAGTACCAACTATATCAGTTATGATACCAGAAGTAATTTTGACTTCCTTAAGGTCTGCTAATTCAGTATCAAAATTAGTAATGGTTGCATAGATACCAGTTATCGATGTGATAACACCAGCAACAATATTACCATGTATAATATCAGTTACATAAGCATCAATCGTAGTGATAGTTGCAGCAGTACCAACAATGTCTGTAATGATACCAGCAGTTATTTTAACATCTCTAAGATCAGCAGTTTCTGTATCAAGTACAGTTACTGTTGAGTAAGTACCAACATATGATGTTACAACACCTACATCAATGTAGGCATTAGTAATGATACCAACTGAGTTGACTAGGTTAGTAATTGCAAAGTCAGTTGCTAAACCAGCAGTTACCTTAATGTCTTCGATACCTAAATCGTTAACATCTAACTGAGGAACAGTAGCAACACCAGTGATGTTGACATCACCATCCACATCGAGGAGGGCTGTTGGCGTGGTGGTCCCGATTCCGACCCACCCGTCGCTATTACCAGAAACCCACTTAACATCACCTGAACCAATTATTAACTGATCGTCTTGATCTGGATATCTAACATCTTGTCCTTTACCAATAATAACATTGTTACTACCAGTATTATGAGTACCAGCAGAATTACCAATAGCTATATTATCACTACCATTAACATTGTATAAAGTAAACGCACCAATAGCAATGTTGTTGCTCTGGTTAGTTGATATACCAGCACCCCATAGTGCTTCACGACCTATACCAATGTTCTGATCGTGATCTTCTTTACCACTATTTGTGGTAATACCAGATCTAACAACTATGAAACCATAAGTATCTGTTAATCCAATACTACCACTTGATAAGTAGATAGCATCATTTGGATCAGTTAATAAGGCAAAGTTATCCTGTCCCTTAACTGTAATCTGCTGACCAATTAATTTTGCTAGATGAGCATTAGTACAAGTACCAATGTTAAATGATAGGTTACCAGTAACAGCATTGTTAATGGTTCCAAGGTCACCAAGTTGGGATATCTCAAATGCCCAATCTCCACCCTGTATGTTGGAGAAATTATCTGTAGTACCATATACTCTGTAAGCATATGGATCATTACCCAATGAACTACCATCAGAGAATGAAATGGTACTGGCATTACCAGTCTCACCATAAGTGATAACAGATTGAGAACCTAAATCCTGTCCTACCTTATCACCAATATAGATGTTATGTGAACCTTCTGCTTCTTGACCAGCAAAATGTCCTAAGAAGAGGTTGGATTCTGCTTTAGTCTTACCACCCTTCTGGAAGGCACTGTGACCAATAGCAATGTTTCTCTTAGTGTTATTACCTAAACCAGCTTGTTGACCTGCCCAGTTACCGATAAAGAACCCCTGACGATCACTACCATCAGTTTCTAACTCACCAGCTTCTCTACCAATTCTTATTAACTGCGTTCTAAAGTCTACATTATCTTCAATCGTTGCAATACCAGTAACCGTGAGGTTCTTAGTAGTGGATGCATGACTTACATTAATCTGCTCAAACTGTGCAGATGTTGAATTAAAATCGTTATATGTAGCACCAACACCAGAAAGAGCACTGATAATACCTACCTTACTTTGTAGGTTGAGAGTATCAGTAATGTCAGTTACATAAAGAGTAGGGATAGTACCTACACCAGTTATATTCCAGTTCCTTGCATTTACTTCGTCATATGTTAAATCGCCTGTGACATTCAAATTACCACCAACTGTTAAATCAGAAGTAACTGTTGCTGATGCACCTACATTAAGATCAGTCTGAACATTCCAAGATACAACTTGCCCTGAAGGGTTAAGGATAACTGCCTTAGAAGCAACTGGCTTACCAAAGTCAGCTGGGTTCTCTGGCAACATTTGAGTGTAATACTCACCACCAACAACAATTGGAGGTTGAGTAGGGCCAGCTGGGTTACCAATATATAATTTCTTATACGACTTACCAGCACCTACATCAGAGGTATCATAGGTATATACTAATTCACCAAATGATACACCAGTTCCAACTGGTGCTGCGGTTGGTGGAGAGGTTCCTTGCGTCCTCTTGATCAGAATCGTTGCGGCCATTAGTATTCCCCTCCATCAATTGTGGTGGATGGTAAGTTAGTTTGCGTTATAAATTTAGCGGATGCTGAGTCATAAACTAGGAAACTACCGTTTGCTAGATTATTGGCATTAACATCAGAAAGTAAAACTAGTTTACCTCCTCCACCGCCTCCCCCTAAGGAGCCGCTGGCAATAACCTTAACTTGGCTGCCAGTACCAATTCGTAAAGAAGGCATTACCTTGTTACCCCTGCTCTAACATTGATCATTCCTTCAACGACTTTTACCTTACTAGTACCGTCATTCAAAAGAACATCATAAAGGTAACGACCAGGTTTTATGTCGGTTGTTATAGTAGATGCCATTGAGATCTGGATCTCTCCTTCCAATGGACTAGATATAGTCGAAGCAAAGGCAACATAGTTTGTACTACCTGCCCATTTTCTTAGTTGTGCTGACGCTGTAAAACCTGCTAGATTCAGGGTAGTATTATTATCATTATCACCAAGTGCAAATAAGTGCTCAAAATCAGTTCCCTGTTCAATCTGCAAATTAGAGACAAAAATTGCCATCTGCTATGCTTACTATTATCCTATAAGGTATTTAGTTTCTTTATCTCTACCACTAGCATATCAACCTTTTTGTGAAGAGTATCTATGTCTGCTCTTATTAATTCAATATCAGTTAGATTAGAAGTATCCTGTGGACCTGCTTCTTCACCATAATGAAATCTTAAAAATTCTTTGTGTGGATCTCTCATAATTTTGCTGTAATTTTTGCAAGCATGTCTTTGATTTCAGAAATCTCATGCTTCATGTTATCTATGTCTTCTCTCTCCTTTGCTCTTTTAGACTTTGCTTGTTGATACGCAGAAAACCCAGAGCTATCAGTATTAATGATAGCTCCTGTTTCTTCATCCCTATACAAATTAGGGTGTCCTTTTACTGGGATCATGCTAATGCTAGTGCTCGAACATTCTTAATGATTGGAATATCAGCTTGGTTTGTTCCACTTAACACGATTTTAATAACAAATCCTGTAAATGGTGACAAATCATTTCTAGTGTACTGATACTCATTCCACTTGTATGCTGGAAGAATAAACTTGTCTGCTTGTCCATCATTGGCAGCAGAGTCAAGCATTGTATCTCCAAAGCCATCACCCGTGGTATCAACACTATTTGAGTATCCTGGGAATAACTCAAAACTCTGTTCGATTTCACTGGAGTCGCCTCTTACCAAACTGTACATAACTCTAAAATCAACTGATGCAGGTCTAAATGCATCGAATACAACTTTAAGAGAAGTTGCAGGTTGTTTGATGTTTATTATCTTTGATTGATAATATGAGGTATGTAAATCTCCTGTTAGAACATTAGCTCTTGGATCAGTAGCATAATTACCAATTGGTTTATTAAGTCTACTTGAAGTGAACTGAACATTTGCTGTGTCTAAACACAACATAGGAGAACTCCAGAAATTACCACCGTTAGAAATAGCAATCCTTGTTGTCAAAGATTTATTCCTGAATAAGGAAGTAAGACTATTCTTCTCATTAACTTCGGAAGCAACGATTCTAGTACTTGGTAATTTAGTCTCTTGATTAACTGCACATGGTAAGAATCCAAGATCAGTAAATGATGTTTCATTACCATCAACACTAGTTCCACTAACAGTTCTTACATTAACAACTGCAGAGTCTGTTGCACCTGGAGTAGTAACATCAAATGCTGGAACAATAGTATTATACTGGATATTCTTAGAAGCGTGTGCATTAGCACCACCACCATATATCTCAGCATTGAATCCTAACTGAGGCATACTGAGACCGCCGTTATCAGCAGATCTACCGCCTCTATCAACTTTGATGACATAATCATCCATCTTCTTCTCTAAAGGTGATACATCATGCTCTGCATTAATCTTACTTAATGATACACCAGCAAATTCGTATTTGCTAATGACAGAACCTTCAGAATGATTGATAGACTGAGTATTATCTACTCCTCTAACAATACCACTTAGAGTGTTAATACCAACAGTTGTGTAGGAAATAACCTCATTATTAATCTTAGCATAACCAGTATTAGCAGCACTAACAAGTACTCCTTCAAATACATCAAATCCAGTACTGTCAGCGATAGAAACGCTAGTTGTAGTAGAGTTGACTAATGTAGATAATGTTGATGGTAAAGTATTGGGTTCAACACCACTAACCTCTACCTTATTACCAATACCATACATTCCGTGATTGAAATGATTGATTCTTGCATATTCTCCAGTATAAATGCTACCTGTAGCATCATACCTATAAACATCTTGACCAGAATCAACAACAGTTCCAGCTTCATGGAAGTAGTTTAGATTAGCACCAGCAGTAAATTCTTCTGCTTGCATTCCAGTTAGATATAGAGTATCTAATCCATTAATGGAGTTAATACCAATTCTAACACCAGTACCAGAACCACTCATATCAGCAGTTACAATACCGACCATATCTCCAACTTTATAACCATTACCAGCAATAGATATCGTTGCTGCAGTAATAGCGGAAGCACCAGCACCAACTGTTACACCAAGTTTTAATCCAGTACCTTTACCAGTAATGTTAAAGGTTCTAACAGCAGCAAGTGGAGTACCATAATTGAGTCCACCTGTATTGATTCCAACAACACCTGTTGCAGGACCACCCCTATCTTCGATATAACCATATCGATAAGTGGCAGTACTATCACCAACCTTTCTACCAGGAACAAATACAGTTCCTATATGACCAGGAGTTGTAGTTGTCGTAAATCCAACAGCAGCCTTCTTAGGAAGTGCCTGTATTGGATCTGTATTCAATGGTGGTAATGTTGCGTTGTTCGATCTAAGAGGAGGGTTCTGGAAGGTTATAACACCATCATCAGAAGTGAATTTAGCTCGATACAGTTTAAATGTTAAGTCCTCAAACTGAGATGGAGTCCATGTTCGACCATTAGAGGACTTGAACATGTTACCAACTAAGAATTGGTTAGCATAAACTCTACCAGCAGCAGTCGGAAGATTCTGAGCATTCAGTGCCGTCTGTCCCATTTCTGCTGTAAAGATCTCATATCCATTAGCAGGAGCACCAACAATGAAAGCATATTCAGTTGCTGGTTTCAGATACACGGGTGACGGGAATGTCACATGTGTCGCAATAGAAGCATCTACTGATGTTTGAATCTCTGCAGAATTTAAGAATACAATAGCATCCTTATTGATAATCTCCTTCTTAGGAATACCAAGTTCCATTTCTCTGATCTGCACGAATGCAGGTCTAGAAGGATCAGTATCAACTGTTGCAAAGTAAACATCAACCGAAGTTACATATGCTCCAAACTGGTCAACCATAAATGATTGTGCCAATGGGTCATCCTCATTTGCTTCCTGTGTAGGCACAGGAGTAGGTATAGGATTGGGTATTGGGTTTGGTACAGGAACAAATACTGGAGGTCCAGGAACTGGAGGTCCAGGTATAGGGTTCGGTACAGGGGGTCCAGGAACTCTCACCGTCCGAGGAGGCATGACGATTATTACTGGTGGATCTGGAGCAGGAGGTTCAGGAGGTGGGGGTGGCCTTCTGTTAACAAAGGTCAGTCCGTAATTTCTCTCAATCGTCGTAGTTTCTAGAGTAGTAACTCTAACATCTGTTTGTACATTTCTTGTAGTTCCTACAGCAGTGTATGTTGCAGCACCAGAAGATATTAAAGTACTACCTCTTAGTCCAGTAGCATTAGTAGAACTTGATGTAACCTTAAATTCTCTTTCACCAGACCTAATCCTTGCTAATGGTGTTGGTGTCCTTTCTGGGTCTCTTATCCATACAGCACCGTAAACATCACCATATGCGTCTGTTCTTAATTCAAGACCAGCACCCTGTTGAGCACCAGCATTAGATATAGTTGCTTGAGCACCACTAGTTTCACCTGCAATTACAGTTCCAATAGGAAGGAATCCAAAGAAATCTCCCTGTGCAGCTGCTGCTAAAGCGTTACAGTCAATATTGATAACTGTAGAACCTTGAGAATATGCTGTAGGTAAAGTCTCATTTCTATCTAAAGGATTCTGTTCAAATACTCTAGTTGGATTTGCAAATGGACCTTCTTTGTGATCTGGTCTACAAAGTCTAAATCTGAAGGTTTCACCACCTACTAAAGCAGTAATAGTTTCACCAACAGAAAATGCTCCAATTACATTAGTAATTCCAATAATTTTTGGAACCACATCAACTGTTCCTACTTGATCAAAGAATATAAAATATCTACTAAATGGTCTTAAACACTGAACATTAAATGCTACATTCCTTGATCTACACCAAGGATCAAAAGTTTCACTAGCAATATAAGTATTTTCTGATCTAATATCATCCCTTTCAACACTTCTTACTCCACTACTTTCAGACATCCTCAACTCATCGTCACCAAAACCACCATCAATATTGTTTACTGATAATCTGGTATCATAAGAAGTTCTTCTAATGGTCTGTGTTTGTAAAGTTCTAGATCTACGAGTACTAATCCAGTTATCACTAGATGGGTTTAGAGTAACATCACCTTTAAATTTATGAACAAGGAATGGGTTTAAGTTATTAACTCTAGTAGCAAAATCCTGACTAACAAATACTTCTTCTTCATAATTAAGAGTAATCATTCTACCAGTCTTTCTGGTATTGTTATCCAGAAGTGCAAAATCTTGCGATAAATCTAATTCTTCTGGTGGTAGTTGCGTAGAAGGCAACAACTGCATATCAACAGAACTAAGATCATTAAGAGGTCTTAATTCTCCCTTATCAACATCAACATCTATTGGAGATGAAACATCAACAAAATCAGATGATTTAAATGAATCTGCAAAGAAACCACTCTTAAATCTATCAAGTCCGTCTGCATCTTTAACTTGTAAAGTAGCAACCTTTTGCTCAAGTAAAGATAATGAAGTAACCTTTTCTAAATTTCCTACACGATCTTCAATTCTACCAATATCACGCATTGTGTATCGGCGATTATCCATTAAATAAACTGCAGAATCATTAATATCATAAAGATATGCTGGCATAGTAATGACTGCAATAGTCATTCCATCTACTTCATCAGCAGGTGGTTTTGGTTTATTTGATGGAGTTCCTTTAGCTACAATTACATTACCAGCAGTCTTCATAATTAACTTATCAATTCTACCTAAGTAATTTTTGAATCCAAATTCTGCTGATTCATTAGGAGTTGTTATCCTTTTAGGTTCATCATTAAATATTCTACTAGATTGATAGAATGGAGAGAAAGAAGCAGATGCAGGACTATATTCTGATACTCTAGGTCTAAAATCTAAAGTGTCAGTTGCTCTTACTTTATTAATTCCTATTAAAGGAATATCATGATTAAATCTTTCTGCGTCATAACTATTAACTGTAAATATATCTCCAGTATCAGCAGATGGGATTTCATATCTATCAAATACAATAGATAATTTTCTAGATGGAATATAACTATTATCAAATCTTACCAATCTAGAATAATCATAATACTGCTCTCTTTGTCCAGAATCTAATACAAATAAATCTGTAACATCTCTATATTTTCCAGGACTCACTGCCTGAAGAATGGATGATGTATTAGAATCTTGGAAATTAAGTTGTTCTAGAAGATTAAACTTGTCTGCTGTTCTATAAACAACACTTATAGAACTACTACCAGCATCAACAGAAACAACTCTTGCTACAGCATTTGTTGTTGCTCCCAATATATCTTCACCAACTATAGCTTCTGATAATATAGAATCAGTAGATGTAAAGATTAACTTATCAAAAATAGGGGCATTATTATCTAATGCTTCATATACTGCTACAACTTCACTTACATCTGGATGATTTAAACAAATATGCTCGTCTTGAACTCTAGTTCCATATAATTGCTTAGAAGTTAATCCATCATTTAATGTAGAACTAGCATTAGTTCCTGATCCAGAATTGTTTGAATATATGATCTCAGTTGTCTGACTCTTAAGATAAGACTTAACTTTACTCTTAATATTCTTTTTGGATACAGTAACATTAACTCTAACACCTGATTGACTGAATAAAAGACCGTTGATGGTCAAAGTATTTGTGGCAACCTCAACTTGAGATTGATCAATTTCAGCAATATTACCATTGGAGTATTGTACTTGATATCTTTCTTGGTCAAATGCTACAAAATTAATATCATCTATATCAATAGAACTTGTACTAACTACAAGAACACCATTAGCATCTGTGGATTCACCAGTTACTTGTTCTGAGAAAATCATCTCAGATCCAGTAAAGTCTATATCAGCAACATTGGTAGCAGGTAGTCTTAAATACAATCCACCACCATCGTTAGAAACTAAATCCTGTTCACCTATTCTAATTTGACCCTCATAGGTAGAACCTGGAAGAGCACCATTATACAAATTAGTGACAGAAGAGATTGCTCTAACTGTCATATTAGCACCAGTATTAGCAACTACTTCAACTACATTCTGTTGAATCCTACTATTACCTGGTATCTGATATCTAATAATATCACCTGGTTGGAACCTTTCAAAGGTTCTTCCTGGAGAAGTAACTACACCACCAGTTGTTATTCTTACTTGATCAGTAGCATTAAATCCAAATGGAACTTTACCATATAACTTTTTATCAGCAGTGAATGAATTACCAGATTGTGCAAAACTAGTAACATCATTCATATCATAAGTAATTACCTTCTCAACAGTTCTAGATACATTCTCTTCCTTACCATTTACAATGATCTGCTCTCCTGGTTGAAACACACCAGATGTTTGAGTTATTGTAAGAGTACTAGATCCAGCACCAGCATTTACAGCGTATGCAGTTGCTCCACTTTGATTTCCTCTAAGATAAGCAGATGCATTTACTTCATTACTAGAAACATAGTCATTTAGATCTAATGTAGTATATGTTTGAACATCATATAAAAATAGATCAAAATCAGTTGCAGCATCTTCATACCTAGCATCAACTAAACCAAAATTATATACTTTTGCTTCACCAATTTTAGTTTTACCAGAACCAGTAGCATCTGCTAATTGAAGATCAATAGTGTTTCTAAATGTAGTAATACCAGAAACATTATTAACTGTAACACTATTACCCATTTGAAGAGCAAAAGATTCTCTATTAAACTCTTCTTGAGTTGTTCTGGGTTTTAATACATCTACAGTTGTACCAAAAGTCTTAAATTCATATCCTTTAATATATGCTGTTCCTGGTGATATCTTAACACATGCTAAATCATCATTAGGAGTATTTCCTTCTACAGTTGGTTCGTTAGCATAAAACAAACCATCATTACCCTTTCTATCATTTAAACTGTTTCTAACATTAACAAAGAATGGACTTACAGTATAATCCCCAGATTCATCAAATGTCCTTTTAGCAATATAATCCCTTATCATATTATATTGGGGATCTCTCTTTATCCATGTTTCAATTCTACCTGCCCTGACTCTCATCAATTCGATGAAATCAGTATCATCCTTTTCCTCAGTCTCTTTCTTAGTAAGTACAAGTTCTATTTTTAATCTATCTGCACCTGGAGCAGCATAGTTAGAATATCCTTTTGCGTTATCATATAATTTTGGATCTTCTTTAGCATTAACTGCCTTTTCTACTACTTGCAATCCAATCCTATAGAATGGAGCATTATGGTATTGTTCTAAAATTATTGTTTGTTGATTAACCCTTACAAAAGCACCTCTTACAAAATAAACACCATCTCCAATACTAGCAGAAGTACCAATTGTTGATGCATCTATAGAAATAGTTGAAGCAAATGATGACCCTTCACCTAAAGTGGTATTCCCATAAGTAACTTGTTCTTCTAATAATAGATTTTCAGAATTTTCAAAGTACTGGAAATCTCCACTTGGACCTGGACGCAAATACTTTATATAAAGAGTTGGATGATTTTCGGTAGAAGTTTCAGATGTGATATAATTAACTACTAATGCTGTTACATCAGATGTTTCTCCTTTAATTCTTTTCCCAACAATATCTTGCAAATATACTTCAATATCTGTTCCTAAATGTGTAGGATCTAACTTAACACAAAAGTACTGCCCATCATAATGGCAAGCACCAGGAACTACAACAGACCCTTCTTTAAAAATATGACTACCAAACTGTTCAACCTGATTCTGCATGATTGACTGTAAATTAGTCAATTCACGAGCTTGGACAGGATATCCTGGCTTGAATAGAACTCTATGGTAATTGTCTGTCCTGTCAAAGTCGTCGTAATAAGGACTTATATTCAGGTTAGTCTGTTGTGGCATTTTTTTAGAATTCTAATACGATTTTAATGTCTTCTTTTTGTCTCAAGTTCCTTGTAATAGATGGTCTATTATCAAGGTAAATAATGTCTCCACTGCGTCTATTTATTTCAGGATCAGCAAGACCATTTGTAAACTGAACTCCAAGATCAACAACCTTACCTGCAGGTGTAGTTGTAGATATGCCACTAAAGGTTGTATCTACATTGACACTGAAAGCAGTACTAGTGACAGCATCACCAGTTGACTGGAAATTCAAAACAGGAGCTTGTGCTGAAACTTGCTTACTATCTGTTTGATCAAAAGTTGATTGGTTATAAGAAAGACTTCTATCTTGGAAGTACTTAATAACTCTAGTATCAATATCATAAGACGCAACATATCCTCTGGCAGTACCCACTCCAGAAATATTTTGCTCAATTTGTGTTCCTATCCCAAGTGCTTGGGAGGTGTTTCCTGTAAATTTAAATGCCTTTAAAGCAGAAAATTCAGAAGTCTGTAAATAATTTGTTCCTGCTACACCAATTGCGGTTGGATTTCTAACTAATCCAACTTGTGCAAATACCGTATCAGAAGCAAAATCATATGATGATGCATCAAAACGAGTATAAATTAGAACCTTATCAGTTCCAAGTTCTTTATACACATTAAACCCATGTCCACTTGCAGGTGGAATTATAGGTGTCAATTTGGCAAATTTGGTAGCAGAACCATTGATCGAAGAAAGATCAACACGAGCATAACTATAATCTTTACCACCACTAGTGACTTGTGCAGAAATAATTTGACCTTGGGTATTGGTCAATACTCTACATTTTCCACCACTACCATCTCCAACAATGTCAACTTCAATAGGACTAGATAGGAAATTATATCCTGTTCCAGCCTCATCAATAGATACTACTTTAATTTGGTTATTATTTGATTGCGAATTACCATTGTCTCTAACAACTTTAATGTCAGACTCAGTGGATGACTCCCACTCATTAGGAACCGCAATATACTCAGTAGAGTCAAATTTTACGATATCTGCAGGAGGAACTGTAAACAGATACTTCCATAGATATCCATCACCACTAACACCAGCAGTAGCTGGTTCAAGATCAGTAAAACTTGGTTCGTCTAAAGATGCACTAGCAATAGTTGAAATACCAGCAGCACCATTATTAATACAAATATAAACTCTATAGTCTCTATTCATCACATAATAGTTGGATGAATATAATCTACTAGAGTTAGAAACTAAAGAACGATTGTTAGTACTATAGTCATGTCGGTACATATCATATGATGTACCTTTAGTCCAAGTAATTTTTCTAACCAATCTTCTTACATCACCAGGAAAGATCTTCCTTCCAAATAACATAGTATCATACACATGGTTATTGTAATTGATACTATCAATGGGTGAAGGTGGTTCAACAGTAGTGCTGTTCCAAGTGTCAGTTCTACCAAATCCAGAAATGGTTGGATTGGCCAATCCCAAAAACGAGTAGTATGAATTATTACCGCTAGTAATATCATCCATGAAATTATTAGCGTTTATGATCCTAAATTGATCTGTTATAATTGCTGACATTACTATCGTTTAATGAGAGTGCAAACTTTTTTTGTATTTATAAGGTTTTTCCAAGTGCTCCTGTGTACCTGAGACCAGTATTGATCCTCTTAGCGATTGGATAATTGTCCAAATCAGGATTATACTGAAGTCCTTTAGTGCTGAAAGTAATCGGACGGGCTTGATCTCTTTGGGTATTAGAGAATTTACCCCATGTAATCAATGCAGTAGGATTTGCAGTTGATCCAACACCAACTAATCCTGTAATATCAGTTCCAGAATGGATGTTACATGTAATAACACCTGTTCTAGCACTTCCATCCCATGATAATGCATGAGCATAGTATATATTATCAAGTTCAAATGTACTAATACCGATAGGATCGGAATCATGTGCATCAACACTTGTTATCACACCTGCTGCAGGTGTTATTCCTGTATTATAAAGTTTGAATGGATATCCAGTTGAGAATCCAGTCACATAAGATGAATTTTCGGAATTAACTAAGTTGTTAGTATCCAATTGAATAACAAGTCCAAGATCAGTACCAATACCAGCAGAAGTAGTAATACCAGTAACAACACCAATGTATCCTTGAACATCTTCATCCAAAGGATCTACATCATTCCAAATCTCCCAGTTAACACCTGCTTGTGCAGTTGTACCAATACCAACACCGTAAATATAAAGTCCAAATGGATCATTCAATAATCCATCAAGATCTCTGAAGTTTTCGGTATGATCAACAAATACGAAAGTATCAGTAGCAGCAACTCCAGCAATAATATTTACTGTCGGAACAATCTGTGCTTCAAGAGAATCTCTTGCTTTAGACACTATTGCTCCACCAAATACTCTATCAACTTTTTGCTTATTCCATCTAAGTGGTTTATAGTTGTCATTATTAACACCAGCACCTTGATAGAATGGTGTTTCTACAACAGATGCTGTAGTTACATTAACAACTATTCTTGGTTCTTGTTGTGCGAAATTGGTGTTATCCTTAGGAACCCTATTCAATTCTATTTCAGAACTCTTGAATAGTTCTAAATCATCACCAACCTTAATTAATTCATTAACATCAAATAAAGCACTATCAGTTCCAACTGTTCCTCTATAGAAGAAGATAAACACATCGTCATTTACAGTAGGAGGTGTTTCAAAGGAAACTGATGTTCCTCCATTAAATGTATAATGCTTATTAGGTTCTTGAAGAACACCATTGACAAATATTAGAAGAACTGGTGCTAAATCAATTTGTCTAGAATCAATATCATTATTATCAATTTCAAAACTTATTAGTTGCTCTTGATAATAGAGTGGATATCTTGTTCTAGCACCATCTTGATATGCCTTGATATTATCAATATAATCAATATTACCAAACTGCCATGATGCGATATCATCACTAAAGATATCAAGTACTTCAATTTCAAATGGTTCAAAATTATCACCAGCATCAGGATCAGTTGATAATCCAACAAGATTAAACTTGTCGCCTATCTTAAATCCATATCCAAGTTTTGAGAAATTCCATCTTTGAACTTCAAATAATTTAAATTCTGGAGATGTTGATAGTCCAATGAAACTAGTGCTTACTCCTATAATATCAACTGTTATTGAACAACCAACACCAGTAGTTGTAGTATTACCAAGTCCTTCTCTGTAACTACCCTGAATACTTAGATACTCACCATTTGGTTGTGGTGCTTTAATAGTAGCATTTTCAGTAAATCCAGTACCACCATTAGATACATTAAAGATTAGGGATCCACCAGCACCAACAATTGCGGTAATGGTTTCCCCACTTCCCACAGTATCATGAGCACAGATAGAATCAATTGTTCCAAGAGTTGTCTTATATCCAGAACCAAATGTCAAATTATGCCAAGGAGCAACAGTACCACCACTATGATAAGAGTGGTGAATAGTACTAATACCAGCATTAATTTTAAATGTTCTGGCAGAAATAATACCAGTTATATCCAATGTTTGATCATAGTCGGGATAAATGTTAGTTGTTAAACCAACTCTTACTGTACCACCACCTGTATAAGGATGTACTAATGTAGATACTCCAACGAATGTGGTAAAGGATGTAGTAGTTCCTACTGACCTTACAGTGTAATAGTAACCTTGAACTCCGCTAGGATATGTCTTAGCACCATACTGACATGTAACACCGATACCTGCTAACTTAAAGTTCTCAGGTTTTACTAATCCATGATTAGGAGCAGTAAACTGTAGAACACCAGTACCAGGATTGTATACTGCATTTGTTGGAGTTAGAGCAGCACCAGACCAAGAATCAATGTATATTGCACTAGAAGCAGCAGATACAAAGGAATGAGCGTAATTACCACCATACTGAATTGCACCAGTAGTAGCATTAAGGAATCTATGAGTATGGTTACCACCAGAGACTACTGCGTTAGTTGCCTCATGTCCTGCACCAATGTCATAACGATGCTCTGATGTATCAGTTGAAACACCAACTTGAAGTGTAATATATCCAGTCTGTTTCTTAATACCACCTGTTGTTGCACTATCAAAGGTATGTGCAAATTGATCGTTAGGACCAGTTGCACCAACATCTACCGCAAATGTATTAACAGTAGTACTTGCTATGGATACCCACTTACCATGAATAGGATCTGATACACGAGGATATGCGTGAGCAATTCTATAAGCATCTCTAGCACACTTCAGTGATATCGCTCCAGTATCAAACTTAACTCTATCACTGTTCATGAATCCATGACCAGCAACAGTAACTGTCATGATACCTGCTACAGGATCATATACTGCGTCAGTTGCTGTATGTGAACTAGATCCAACAGAGTGAATACCGATTGCTTGATCATATGCTCTATCACGCTTCTGATCCATGCTACCAACACCAGCAGCTTGGAAGGTATGCCCGTAAGCACCACCACCATGAATCTGTGATCTCTTAATAGCACCAGTTACACCAGAAGCAAATATATGATCTGATGTATCAGGAGAACTCATACCATTAGTTCTAAAGGTATTAGTCGTTACATTAGAAACCTGAATCCACTTACCACTGTAAGGATCGGTTGTTCTAGGATATGCATGAGTTGTACTGTAGTCATCCTTAGCACATGTGAAGGAAACTGCACCAGTATCAAATAGAACCCAATCACCATTGTTAAGACCGTGATTAGCAGATCTAACTGTCATGATACCAACAGTACCATCATATTGCGTACCTGATTCAGCAGTTAGTCCATCATGCGGTACAAAATGATGAGTTGAAATATTTGTAGACGGTTGTGACGCTAAAACTTGGAAAGCAATTGAATTTGCGGTAGTAGAAGCGATAGAGACCGCAGTTGTAAATCCAGGATCACTCGATCTTGGATAATAATGGAGACTTTGGTATGTGTCTAATCCACACCTAAATGACATAGATTCAGGTGAAATTTGGATAGATTGACCAGTCATGAAACCATGATCACCTATAGTAGCTGTTACAATGCCAGCAGTGGGGTCGTAGACGGCACTGGAGATGCTAAACGGTTGGATAGGTGACTTACCTACTTCGACACTAAACGAGGTGGTTGTAATGCCTGTAATAGGCAACCACTTACCACTGACAGGATCAGATGATCTTGGATATGTCTTAGTTGAAGTGCCGCCATCCATGTCGCACTTGAATGAAATAGAGTCATTATCGAACTTGATAAAGTCGCCATCATGAATAAGTCTGCCGCCAGGTACAACTGTAACGGTCATTATGCCAGCATTTGCGTCATATACTGCACCATTTACAGTCTGAGTATCAATTGTAGTGCGTGGGTATGCATGAGATGAAATATAACTATCTTTAGCACAACGGAAAATGAGTGATTCAGTCGCTAACTTAATTGAAGTTTGTGCTGCTAGTCCATGCTGACCAATATTAAGGTCAAGGAATCCAGTACTAGGTGTATAAGTTGCAGTAGTAACACTATAGTTAACAGTAGGTGATGTACCTACATTAAATCTAACATTTGTTGCTGTAGTAGAAGCAACAGAAATAGCAGTATCATAATAAGGGTCAGTTACTCTAGGATATGAATGCTCAGTTACCATTCCGTCCATAGAACACGCAAAGTTAAGAGAAGAATCTTTAAACTTAGCTGATGTTCCAGTCATAAGGTTGTGATTTGGAATTACCAAATCCAAAATACCTGTAGAAGGAGTATATGTGGCATCAGTTGGTGTATAACCAACATTAGTAGTAATACCAACAAATACATCAAATGTATTTTGCGTTACTTCACGAACTTCTAAGAACTTGTCATTTACAGGGTCAGAAGCACGAGGGTAAGTATGATTGCTGTATTGACCATCCATCTCACAAGTAAATGTAAGAGATCCAGTAGCAATACCAATTAGATTTGGATCAGTAAAGTTATGGTTACTATCAGCAATAACTGTAGCAATACCACTTGTATAATCATAAACAAAGGATGTAATACCAATAGTAGAACCATATCCAATACCAGATTTGCCTACATTGACAGTAATAGTATCTGAAGTGGTTTTACCAAATGCTACTATCTTATTATGATAAGGATCAGTTACCCTTGGATAAGCATGATATGTTGCATATCCATCTTTATCACAACTCATAGTAATTGCACTAGTAGCGATTCCAACATTACCCTTCTGTGCTAGAACTCTAGCAACACCAGTAGATCCTATGGAAAGTGTTAAATCACCAGTTAATGAATTGTATACTGCATCACTGATACTAGCATAACTGATAGTAGATACACCAACATGGAAGTAGAGTTGACCAACACCAATTGATGCAATACCAATCTGTCTATTATTAACAGGATCTCCTGTACCAGACTTACCAACAAACATTGTGGCAGTAGTAGCAGTAGTAGATGCAACCGCTATATTTGTACCATAGAAAGGATCAGTGGTGCGTGGATATGAGTGCTGACTGTTATGACCATCTAGATCACAAGTAAAGACTAGTGAATCTTGAGCAATCTGAACTGTATTAGTACCAGCAACTAAAGCATGTGATGGGAATGTAAGTGTTAGATCACCAGTAGTTTCGTTATAAGAAGCATCTGTAGGTGTTAAAGCAGTACCAACATTAGGTGTAACTGCACCAGCAGCAGCATTTACAAATCTATGACTGTATCCTGCACGAGGATATGTGTGAGTAGTAGCGTAGTTATCTCTCTCACAAGATAGACTAAATGAATTTGTCTGAATACCAATTACAGTAACTGCCTTTCTAAGTGGTGAATTTGCACCAACATAAGTATGAACACCAGCAGTTGCGTCATTAGCCTTACCAACATTAACTCTAAATGTGTTGACACCAACCTGATCAATTGCTAACCAACGATTTGCAATACGATCCTTATCACCAACACTATTTCTTGGATAGGTATGCTGAGTACCATGAGAGTCTTTAGCACATGTAAAGATCAGAGCATTCTCAGGAATCTGAATATATTCTCCATTCTGGAATCCATGTCCAGTAATAGTAAAGTCTATCTGACCTAATGTTGGGTCATATGCACAAGTTGTGATTGAATGAGATGATGCTGTAGTAAATCCAGCAGTACTTACCGCTACCTTCATTTCACCTTTCAGTGCATCATATGCAAGATTGGTAGGTGCATGAACTACTCTAGTAGAAATACCAACATTAAGAGTAAATGCTGTATTTGAAGTCTTAGTTATTGCAGTAGTAACACCTGATATTGGGTCAGATGAACGAGGATAACTATGAGGAGTTTGATAATTATCTCTCTCACAAGTTAATGTTACCGCACCTGCATCCAATGTAATGGTATCATTAGTAGACATACCATGAGCAGATGCAAATTCTAATGTTAATAAACCAGTACCAGCGTTATATGTTGCGTTATTAGGAGTCTTCTGATTACCTGACTCCGCACCACTTTGGACATTAACACCATTTGTTAGTGCAGATACAAACTTATGAGGATAATCACCACCAGTAAATATCGCATCTGTAGTAACACCAACATGCTTATGAGTGTAATTTCCACCTAGTACTAGAGCATTGGTTACAGAACTTCTGTAAATGTGCTTATAACCAATACACTCTAACTGCATACCCTCTATCTTAACTGGATCTTCAATATTAAGATTATGAGGTCCAACTGTGCTGACCTCCATAATTCCAGTCTTCTCGTCATAGAAAGCAGTTTTAATAGCAACCTTACTTCCTGCAGTAGGAACACCAACTATACTTGTAATCTTACCATAGGCATCAACTACTGGTTTTACATTTGCACCTACAAATGGAGCATATCCCTGACCTGGAGTAGACCCAACAGAAATGATCACACCACCCCTAGGTAATTGGTTTTCATTAATATCCCCAACATCTATTATCGGCGTGTCATATCCAAATGAAGTAATACCAGTAAATACAACACTACTAATTCCAGCTTGCTCTGTTATTCTAAAGTTAGCATTGGGGTTGTTTTCACTGTAAGGTGCTTGGAATATACTATTAACAAATAGTACACCATTACCACCAGTAGTACCAATACCAGTAACCGCAACACCAATAGATGTTAATGGATAAGCAGTCTCTAATCCATCGAATGAATTAGACATATCATCAAATATTTGGTTCTTAGTATAATCTTGTCTTAAGAATGTTCTACCACCAAATGATGCTCTAGCATATGGAAGGTTATTTGGGTTAATAATTCCAGTGTCACCACCAAGAGGTGCTTGTGTGAAATGTATTGTACTATCTACTATCTGGAAAGATCCTCTAAAGATTCTAGCAGTCTCACCAGCAGAGTGTGGAGTAGCAGCAGTACCAACTGCTCCTCTTTCTACTTCTACAAGACTCCATGTACCAATACCAACAGGAGGACCAAAGGTTGATGTACCAATACCGACATTCTTTACGATAGAAAACTCATCTTCAATTTTAATAAGATCACCAGATTTAATAGAAGATATACCACTCAACACAAATGCAGTTACAAAACCAGCAACAGGAACATCCAAGTCATAAGATATAGATGTATATGATATTGGTTTTTGTACTAAACCACTAATAGAAACCATAGACTTAGAGTCCGTCTTTCTCATAGTGAATCTATGCTGATTACCAGTACCAGAATCAGCAAGGAAAGTCACACCATTACCTATTCTAGCATCACTTTCTGTTAATGCTATTCTAAATTGTTGATTATTATCCTTTATTGCATAAACAGTGTCTGGAAGATATCCAGTTACACCAGCACCAGTTTTATAAACTAGAGCAGATCCACCAATACCAATAAGGTTAGAATCTGCCTTATAAGTTAGTTGCTCAAATGGCATAAAGAAATGCTCTTGTGCAAATACACCTGTAACACGGTTTAATTCATCTGGATTTGTAATATTAGTTTCACGGGCATAAATTGGAACTCCCTTATATTTGAGATCAAATTCCTTTATGTCTCTATTATTAATTCCAAGATATAAGTTTTGAGCAACAGATTCGTAAATTTGTCCATAATTAATTTCACCAACACCCTGAAGTGTACCGTTAGGATCTAAGATCTTATACATTACTTCATTGTATGCAGTAACGCTAACAATACCAGAAACTGTTGGATGGAATTCTAAACCAAAAGTACCATCAGATCTGTAAGTGGATCCAAATGTACCTACTCCAGTAGTAGAACCTACAGAAGCTAAAGGATATTCAGTAATAAAGGTCTGACTCTTTTCAGGATCTGCTAATACATAAACCTGATGTAATGACTGAGTTGCACCATATGATACATGAACTGTAGACTTAACAGTTAAATCTGCAGTACTACTTAAACCACAAATAGTTGCAATACCAGCTTTTGCTTGACTACTAACTTCTAATCTTCCTGTTCTTTCAGTACCATCTGGAGTGAATGGAATCTTAAACCTGTAAGTAGTATCTGCTCCAGCAGTTGAAGGATCTACAATAATAGACTTGAATTTAACATTAACTTGGTTGGTACGACCATTTTCAAAATCTAACTTAACTAAACCACCATCAATATTAGATGTAACTGTACCAATAAAACTAGGATTAGATATACCAGCTAAATTCTGTTTTGAGTTGAATGCTGTTAATTCAGTAAGATAAGTATTTGACCCATCATGCATAACAGCATATTCCAAATAATCAACTTGCTTATCAACTTCTTTGTCTATTACCAAGAACTGTACTATAGCAGCTTGAGATGTCAATGTTGACATTCCAATAACATTGGTTATTGAACTAATTCCAAGTGTAGATGCAGCAGAACATTGGACATTTCCACCTTCTAAACGAATATGACCAAAAGCAGATGTTCCAACACCAACAGAATCAGCAAAATTGGTTTGAAGTGATTTTACTTCGTAGTTTGTGTCGAAAGGTTCATTTGGACGGAAGATTAATTGTGTTTGAGATTGAGGTCCAGAATATCTCGTATCAAAAGTAGCATAACCAGTACCAAGACCAACAACTTGATTCCAATTGGTCATATCTGCTTTTTGAAGCAAATAAGTATCTTCATCAACAGTAACTGAAATGAATTCATTAAATTGGTAATGGTTCTTCTTAGGATCTTCTGCTTGATGAACAGTTTGTGTTAAGAACCTTTGGAAAAATCTTCCTGCAGGATAAGTTGCAATAATTCTATAATCGCTTAGATCATTAGACTCATTAGACACGAATTGAGGACTAATATCATCAATATTCAAAACTCTGTTAGTTTTGTTTAAAATGAAGTCAGAAAGTCGAGTAGATCTTAATTCTACAAATTTTGAAACAGTTCCTGAAGATAAGAAGTCTCTACCCAAATCATAAGGGTAAATAGAGTCTGCTCTTAGAGCATCTCCTGTAAAATCAAGAACAAGTCCACCAGCATCATCTGCTGGTATAAAAGTATCACCTGGTCTACCTTTTGCTATAACTTCAGTATTAGCAAAGTTTTTCATCCCAGATGGGTGAACCACATCATTTACATAAGTGATGAGGTCTTCATATGTCTTAGGACTCTCAATCGCATAAGACATATTCTGATAGTAATCATTATCAGGTAATACCTGATTAATATCATTCATTAATCCAACATTATCTCTCCATCCAACTAATGTCTTCACAGAAGCATCTATATTGAAACTACCATTAAATTCAACAATAGAAACTACTCTTGCCTTAGATCCACTTAGTTTACCAGTTAAAACATCAGTTATATCTAAAGGTTCTGCTCCACTAACAACAATCTTAGCAGTATTCTTATTTAAGAAATCTAACTGAATATCTGCATCCGCATTGTCATTTCTCTTAAATGGTTCATTCTGAACGAAATCAGAATTACCTTTAACTACTTCAAATTTAGCAAGATAACTTGCTTCTACTAATTGAGCAAATCCAAATTTAACAGTTGCTCCAGTACCAGGATTTGTTGTAATTCCGTTTAAATCAAATGTTACTTGTCTTGGGTTGACAGCATCATTATAATCAGATACTGTAAATGCTTCAAACTTATAATCACCTGAGTTAAACCCATCACCACTTCCAGAATCAAATTCAATACCTTCAACAAGGACTTTATCACCAACAGCAAAAGGTTCTTCATCATACCCCAAAACAGGTGTAGTAATCTTACATGTTAAGAATCCTGCTTGTGCTTCTGTACTTAAAATGCTAATACCGTTACTATTTCTAACAGGAGCAACTCCATAATCATTATTTGACAACCCAACTGGAGCAACAGACACAGTTGCCTTAGTAACAGCAGAATCACTTAATTCACATGTAATAAGACCATTATCTAAGATCTCACCTGAACCCCTATCATATAAAACCAATGATGGAGCATTGATATAGAACTTACCACCAAAAACAACCTTAACTTCAGTAATAGTACCATAATCATCAATTTCAACAATTCTAGGAATAAATGCGTCAGGTTTAAGTGTATTATCTGAAGGATATCCATAGACATCCTCAGGAACAGTCATTTTCTCTAATTTGTTGATAGATACTGATTCTGGGATTAATGTTGCGTTAATACCACTTCCTTGAATACTTGTAATTCCAGGAATTGTATTATAATTGTATCCACCATCACCTATCGATACAGTAGCAATACCACCCGTAACATTTGCAGCAGTAGTAGTATATTCTATAATTTCACAATCATCTCTATCATAACTCAAAGATTCTGGTTTAAATTGCAAATTAACAGTAAATACTGTAGTTCCAACACCAACAACAGAATAATTTCCATTATATCCACTTCTAACATGTTTTATTTCATTTCTATTGACTACTGTGTTATCAGCAGTAATAATACCAGTTGGACCAAATAAATTGTAATAAAGAGTATCAATATTGTCAGAATGACTTAATTTTACCGTAGGATGGTATACAGAGTTTGGATTAGTAGAAGCAACACCAACAGTTGCTGAAGTTCCAACACCAACAACTTCAAATCCAAGACTTGTTCCTGATCCAACAAATTCATTGATAAATTTATTGTCATAATAGAATTTTAAGTCATAACTCAACAAACTAGGATCACTTAAGTCAAAAACAATGTCATTATTGGCATATGGTCTTAACTGTGGATTAATTGGGTTAAGAACTTGTCCAGATCCACCAGAACTTGTAATATTAACAACATTTGGAGTTCCTTGAGTTTCTTTTAATGTATTTGCAAGTTGAATTGTATTATCATCAATTCTAATGACATAATACTCTCTTTCACTAATTCCACCAGGGAAAGTAGAAGATGTTGTATACAGAACCCTATCTCCACTAATTAATCCATGCTTATAAAGACTAATTCTATTTGAAGTTGTATTAATACCAGATGCAGCAACATCTATTGGATCAACAATCAAATAATCATTTACTTTCTTTAGTGTAGCAAAAGTAGTTGTTCCAATACCAGTAGAAAGACCTGGTTTAACAATTAAATTGATTGTGTCATCTATTGATAATCCATGAGCTTCAGAAGTCTGTATATTAGATAAAATGTTTTGTACACTTCCAGTAACTTGCTCACTTTCTACAGTTTCAAACAAAAAGTCATTATAATCTCCACCACCACTAATAAAGAAGATATCGCCAGATGTTTTAGTTGTTTTTAGTCCAATAGTATCTTTAGTCTTTCTTGTTGTATAAAGTGTAGATGGTAAATTGAATGTTCCAGCATAAATGCCAGATGTTGCACATGATACATTACTTCCACTAGGAGAAACAGTAAAATTAAGAATATCATTGGTGTTTAAACCATGATTCTCAATATAAACTTCTTGGGTTCTTAGAGATCTCTCTTTAGTAACTCCAAGATACTGATAATTCCTTGTTATTGTCTGAGAAACAGTTGTACCAAATCCAACAGATTCTTGTGCATTAAAATAGAATTTTCTATTTACATTAGATTCAAAAGGTTCGATAGTTAAAGGAATATCTAATCTATTTGAATAGTAACTAATACCAAGACCAATAAGACCTTGAGTTTGAGATTGTGTTAAACCAATACCAGATGTACTAACACCTGTTGATCTACGAATTCTAATTACATTATCTTCCCTATTGATGTTAATAATCTGTGCAGTTTCTGATCCAATTGCAACAGGATCTCCCCCTATGGTGTAACTAGCACCAGTACCAACTACAACTTGTTTTGGTGTCATTGTACCAAAACCAATAGTAGAACCAACAGAAACAGTTTCTGGAACCCACTGAACCTTAATATCAGTAACTACTCCAACAAATCCAGTTTCTAAAAGATTTGTTGAGTAATTTAATGAATTTATTTGATGTGATCCTACAAGTTTAGTAACACTAGTAGATAATCCAGCAACCTGAATATAATCATAAAGGTTAAATGTATGATATGGATCAAAATGTGCAATAACTGCTTGTGGTGACCATTCAAATACTACATTGTTATAATCAAAGAATTCTGTATCAATCTTATTAACTGTTTTACCAGTTACTGCTTTAACAGATGCTCTAATACCAAATCCACCAGTTCCTTCATCATCAAAGTATATTTGAGATCCTGTTGTGTATCCTGTTCCTGGAGAAACGATTCTAATTTCTTCAACTCTACCAGTACCTATCTTATCTGGTCTTGCAATCTGTTCTACTACTTTATATGGTTGATACACAAAATCATAAGATGCACCATCACCAAACATCTTATATGGGAAGGTATTTCTAACTAAATCTGAATTTTCAAAATCAAAGTTATTTTGTTTAATTTTCTCACCAGAAACAGTATTTACCCTTAGAGGTATTGCTCTATATGTGTCTCCTATGTAATATGGGAACTTTGGATTACCAAAACTATCTACACTAGCAAAATATGCGTATATACCATTCTCAAATTCTGGCGTTTTAGTAAATCTACCGTTATGCACATCTAAATCACCAGCAGCATCATAATAGTAGTCTTCAATAAAGAATCCTTCTGGAAATTCTGCTGTTGAAGGTCTATTTTCGACTTTAGATGCATTTAAACTATAAGAAGATTCCATCCTTCTAGAAGAAGACTGAATATCATCAGAAACATCAAATCCATAAGGACCATAAATTGGTATTCCATCATATGCCCATCCAATGATAGGAGAATGACCTGATCCATCATCGTTAAAGACATTTCTAACTGTTGCTCCATAAGCAACACTTTCAATTGCTAATCCACCTTCTACTGGAGCAAGATAGTCTCCCTCTTCATTAGTACTAGTAAAGAACTTGTTACCAACAAGTCTTCTAACCTTTGTCGAGAAAGTTGCGGATTCACCTGGTTGTTTAACTGTTACTGTTGATGTATCTGGATAACCTAATCCCTCAGAAAGAACTATTACATCAGAAATTTCCTCACCATTCATAATAGCACGAAGTTTCGCACCAAAAGCAGTACCAGTACCAACTACCTCTAAATCTGGTGGACCATCATATTTAATTCCACTACTTTGAACAAAAGCATCAATTACTTTTCCATTAACAATGATTAGACCAATTTGTCCAAAACTACCAGAATTTATAGAAACATCAGGTGGTTGCTCAAAATTAATAACTGATGATCCATAATTTTGACCCCTATCATATAAAATAGTGTCTATAATAGGACCACGAACTATAGGAGTTGCTGTTAAATTTACTTGAGTGTTTGAATCAGTAATAACATTAACATCAACAGTTATTGGTGGATAATAGAAATCTTGATATTGAGATCCAGTTCCTGATAATCTAACATATTCTTTATTCTTATAATTTGTACGATCTGGAATTCTAGTAGTAGCAATACCAGAATAACAAAGTCTGAACTTATTCTCATCAATAGTTAAAACTTGATATTGAGAATTTGTAGATAATCCAGTAATAACAGTACCACCAGTAGATGTTATTCCATAATGAACCACTTCACCATCTTTAAACCCATGATTTTCAAATTCAATATGATCCCTATCTGTACTAATTTTAGAAGGTTGTACAGAAATTCTCTTATTTGTATAACCAGTACCACCTTCAAGAATACTAACTCTAGATATTCTTCTCTTAGTTTCAAAATCTCTAAACTCATGGAGACCATTATTTAAAGCTGCAGCAGTTGATCCAAACCCAACAGTGTTAATTCCTAGAACAGAATCATTTTTACTTCTATAAAGTTGGAATATTGTATCACTTCTAACACCAACATAGTATGATTGGTTTTTAATTAAACATGTATCTATACCAGCAGCTGCTGTTGTATGAAGTCCAAGTACATTATTGTTATTAGGACTATAAAGTATCCTATCACCAGTATTATAATAATGAGGTTTATCTAATATTATCCTATCACTCATCCAATCAATAGTACCACCATCATAGAATGACTTTGCATTAAATGCAAACTTTCTATAGTATAATTCTGTTACAGCTTGTGCTTTTGCATTAGATCCATTACCACCATGAACATCAACAGAAATAACTTTTTTAATTTCAAAATCAACAGGATCAATTAAAACATCTGTTAGCGTTCCACCAACTGCTACTCTACCAAATGCTGTATTAATACCAGTTGTATTATCTTCTATAGTTATTGAGGGTGGATTTAAAACATCATAATTCCTTCCAGAATTAACAATATTCAAAGACTTTAATGGTCCATAATATACAAATTTGTCTGATTTGTAGTTATTAATTTCAACACCATTAACTAATATACCAGTATTACCATCTAAAGTTTGATCAGAACTAGTTACTTGATTGGATCCTGCTTCCAAATCCTGCTCAAGAACAAATCTCTTAAGAACCCTACTTGGGAAGATTGATTTTCTTGCTTGTTCAACTCTAACAAAATCATGATAACCAGATGTTGTTGGAGGTGTAAATTCTTGAGCTAATCCAGACGCAATAAACGATCTAGATGGATATAACTTAATTTTATTATTTGGAGTTAATACTTCAACAAAATAACTGTCTTTTTCAAGTCCTGCAATAGGATCAGATCCTGGACCTATAATATATGATATTTCATCTCCTGTTTTAAAAGGAACTGGTGAAGAGAATGAAATAACAGAATATTTGTTAGTTAGACTATTATAAGATTGGAAATTTCCACCAGATACTGTTGGATTTGTTAAATCAGCATGAATTTTATCAGTATCAATTTGATATGATGGAATAGAGTTAGATGCAACATACGCTTCTTGTTTTCCACTTTCAGATTTATTAAAATCAAGAACATATGTATTACTAATATCAGATAGAACCTGATTTTGTCCACCAATGATAGGAACAGAACTACTAGTCGCTTTATTCTGGACTCTTCTTATATCATAGTCTAATGAAGGACTTATAGTGTAAGATCCTTGTATACTTACCGAATTATTTGAAATATTGACATAACTAACAACTAAATTGTTTGCTACAATGGTTTCTGCTGCTAAGTTATCCCTAACAAGTAAATCAACAGTATCACCAACCTTTAAACTAGATTTGTCAATATAACCATCTAAAGTAAAGGTAGATCCACTTATATCTTTGACTTTATACCTTGCACTAGTATTATAAATCCATGAATTGAAGAAAATCTGTTCATAAGTTCTTGAAGACCGTGGATTGGTTACATATCTTCCAAGATTCTTAACTTTAATTCTAGATTCTCCACTTAATCCATATAAACTTTGTGTAGACTCAAAATCTCGCAGAACACCAGTTATTCTCATTTCAACTGGTTTAGTAGTATCATTATCTTCATACCCATACACTACAGTAGGTGTAAATACATTAGTAGTAGATGGAATTTCAATTGCAGTTGTAGTTACACCAATAAATTGGTTTACAGTCTTTTCAGTATAAGATAATTCTTGATAATAAGCATCAGAAGATAATCCAACTTGTATATTTCCAGTTTGACCAAATCCTATGGTAGAATCAACCGTAAGAACGGTTGCACCCATTCCAATTTTACCTATTACTTGAGTACGACCTGGTACAATGAATGTGCCTTGTATTAAGTCCCTATCATCATATCCAATGAATACAGATAAACGATAATAGTTATCTCTGATGCTAACAACTTCAGAAATAGGTCCAGATGCAGATTTAACAAGAGGATTGTTAGGATCAGCATCTTGAAATAGTGTTTGTCCGATTAATTTTGTAGCATCTCCAGAAACTGTCTCTACTGTAAAGGATTCCCTTCTCAAATAGTTTGCATAAGAGGGTTTTATGAGGTATTTTTCAAGATCATTGATTTTTGGCTCTAAACCAAACAGTGCTTTGAATAAAATCTTGAAAGATTCGTCAGTACCCTTAGATTCATATAAACTTCTTGCTTCTTTGATGAAATTATTAACATCTAAACTAGGACTTAACGCAACTCCCTGAAAACCAGGAGCATACAATGATTTTAACTTGTCATAAAACTCTTTTAGGAATAAAGCACTTAAATTTTGAACATATGAACTACTATTATGAGATGTAGCAGTAGTTTGCTTCCATTCTAAATTTTTTGGATCACCTTCTTGGTGATATGTTGTAATTCCACTAAATCCTCTAATACATCCAGTAAAACTGTTTGTAGTTATTCCTGTATATGTAATAATTTCATCATCAATCTTTATAAGACCATGTTTTTTAGGAAATCCTTTAGTATTATCAGAAACAGTGATTATATCATCAGTTGAAGTAATATTTGATGCTAAAGATACGCTTCCAGATATAACTTCCTTTGTTAAATTATCAATTTTAATATATTTGTCAATATTTTCAGCAAGATCTACAGGGCCACCTTGATATTCCTGAGAAATATAATATTGCTCTAGAAATTTTTCAAATAGAGGGTTTTCAGCTACTGCAAACTCTGGTGCTTGGTCTGCAACTAGTTGATAAGTCTTAACTCTGGTAGATAAGGGGCTATATGTTTCAATCATCCGATTTTAAGATCTTGTGATAGTGCCGTTTGAATAACTAGAAGTGACCTTATACCCAATTCCAGATATTTGTTGTCCAGAAGATATAGTGTCTTTTACGATATTTATCTTACTATTTGACATGTCTAATTGAAGGTATAAATCCTTCAATCCAATAATATCATTGGATTCTGGATATGCCTGAATCTCAATCATGCCAGATCCAAGATTAGTTTCGGATATATTGATAGTGTTGATGATAATTTCACCTTTAACATAATCAACTGTTCCAGCAGAAGGAATAACTACAGGAGAATTTTCACCACCAATATTAACTATTTGAATTACAGCAATATCACCTGTTTTTAGATCTTCATGAGGGAGATCAGAGAAATATAGTGTATTTGGATTGCCGTCAATCTTAAATCCACTGCTTTTAATGTTTTTACCACTAGCAACTACATGGAATGAGTTACCAAAACACAATTCATACTGAGCAAAGGTATTAAAGATTGGTTTTAAGTCCCTTCTCATGGTTAATTTGGTAATATTTGATGTAATCGCTTCATTTGTACCATCTACAACTTTTAAAGCATCAGAATACTTAAATCTACCACCAAACGCATTCAGATTAGTACTTTGTCCATAAGCATTTAATGCAGATGTTACTTGTGCTTTCAATCCGTCAATATCACTAAAGACATTAGCGTTATAATATGCACTAACATCCAATTCAATATAAAGAATCTTAAGATCAACTATTCTTTGGTTAATTCCTGCCATTGAATACTTCTTTAATCCGTCTAAAATTTGAACTTTAGAGAAATCGGACAAATATGTTGCATTTCTAGGTTTTACGCTTAATACAACAGTACCAAATTCAGGTGGATCTAGTTCTTCACCACCCATAACAGAAACAGACTCTGCATCAGGGAATATACTCTGTACAATTGCTTCATAATCCTTCGCTGTAACCGCCCTGTACTGGGAGGAATAGACCCTAGGAGCGATATACTTAATAGAGTTAACACTTTCTATCTCACCGCCTCCTCTAGCAGGTTGAACGGTTGATACTACTACTGTTTGAGATGGAGCAATAGGAGCACCTGCATCATTTTCCGCACTTGCACTAAATGAGAAGTTAGTTCCATCATTTCCTGCCTTTCCATCAGTAATAATATAACTAACTTCGATAATATCACCACTATCCAACTTCTTACCAAACAATCCATCTCCAAATAACAATTCATACTGCTCATCTTTGACTTCTTGGATCAAATAGATGTTAGATTTCTCATTAATTGCTGTTATATTGTCAATTTTAGAATATTCTAGTCCAGAACTTGATCCAGACTTCCTTACAAACACTCTAATTGACTCTGTATCAACAAAAGAGTTCTCTAAAATGAATCTTTGGTCTAAACTACCACTAACTGTGAAAAATTTTCTTAAAAGTGTGCCTTGATATACATTAAGATTTCTAAATTGAGCAGTTCTTGGTGGATTTACAGTAATATTTGTTCCTACATCAATAGGAGAAGGTACAATTACATCTTCTGGGATAGAAAATGTATAAGAAGTGTTATTTGTTGCTCCAACTACGACTAAACCCTTTGCTAATTTAACACTATTACTATTTCCATTGAATTTAAAGTCAAAATTTACTATTGCTTTAGCAGATTTACGAGATCTAGGCACATATCCTATATTTCTTGCAAGAGAAACTACATTTTCTCTTAAAGTTGCTGAATCCAAAAAGGATTCATTGACCACCATATTACTATTGAACGCTGAAATATAAGTATTGTACGCTAATATGTCAATCAGAATCGACATATTGGATCCTTCATAGTCAAAATCAGTAAAATCTGAGTTTGATCTTAGATAATCCTTTATTTGTTCCTTAATTTGGTCAAAATCAAGGTTAGTAAACTTTGATACGGGCATGTTTTTTACCTAGTTGCCTCTAATACGAACGCATAAGATTGGGTTTGGAAGTCTTCACCAACAATATCATAAAAAATATGTACTTCAAAGGCATTTCTATCAGGTCTTGGGTCAGCTTCAACCCTAACATTAGCAATTCTGGGTTCCCACGCACCTAAAACATCCTCAATTTGCCTAGCAATGACGCTTCCTTGAGCATCATCAACAAATCCAAATAAACTATCAGTGACATCTGATCCCAAATCACTATAAGGACGCTCATTTACTCCTGTTTGAACAAGATTTCTTACTGAACGCTGAATAGCCCTCTCATTTTTTAACATTCCCAAATCACCAGTCACAGGATTTGGTTGAAAACTGAGAGTTATATCCTTATATGCACGAGATTTGGTTATCGCCATCAATAATGACAGTACATGTCAGGGTTATTTATACTCCCTTTTGGAATGTTATGTTAAACGATAGACTTATTCTAGTATTATCTGTGCAATTAGTCCTAACTCCATGCTGTAACCAACCAGGAAATATCAACAATTTACCTTCAACAGGTATATGATCCCATGCAGTACCTAGATGAGTAAAATATTCAGAAGTACTTAAGTGAGGGTTGGGTGTTTCAAAAAATATATTACCGTCTTTATTATTAGTTTTATAATAATATACCCCAGAAATATCTGCAGCACCATGAGTATGTGTGTGAGCATAATTTCCTTTTCCACATTTTGTGAACCAAGAAACTATTTTATATTCTGATGTATATCCCGTCCTTCCTATTTCTTCAAAATAACGATATACATGTTTATCAATCTCATTGCTTAAAGTATTTAATTCACATATATCTAAAACATTTTCATTAAAATTTTGTGGAGCAAGTAAATGTGTCTCACCCCAATGTTTTTTATATTTAAATTCAAGTTTATCCAACCCCTTTTCAATCTCCTTTTGGATATTATGGAAACCATCTACTTTTGTATAATAAAGTGGTGTTGAAAATAAAGTTTCAATCATTGCCAACGAGTAACAGTCAATTCAATACTATTATCATCCATTTCCCACTCTTCTGCTACCTGCCATCCATCTTCCTTTATAGTATTATGAATGGTCATCCTTGCATACTGTTGTGTAATCTTCTCAATAAACCTTTTTGGAGGAATTGGATCTTTCCATGTTTGTAAATCTGCTACTAATTCATATTCAGTTCCATTCCAACGGAATCCTATATCATTTCCTATAGCAACATCAACCTTTACTTTCTCATGGTTGTGATCAATTGGATTAACTAATAAATGATCCTCCTGTACATCGTACTGAAGGATCTGTAATGCTTCGAGTAAAGCAGGTTTTTTAGTTATCTTGGTCTTTATCGTACTGAAGTGTGACATTAACAACCTTCCGAATCGTGTACATATTCCTCAACTGGTTCATTCTCGTAATAAGCAGGACTAAACTCCCTAGTTAATACTGTTCCCAATTGTTCTTCTACACCTCTAGTTACCTCTAAACATTGACTACCAGTCATCCCAGATGTCTCTACCGATACTAATCCATCTTGTCTGATGGAATACTTAACCGTTTCCTGTTTGGACATAACTAAAAAAGCGAGTGTGTGTTATTTAGAACTGTTTAGGATGCGTAACTACATCCCCATGTATTTCGCCTATGTCGTCTATATGTGCATGATCTATATCAACATGCAGACCCTTTTCATAGAAGTCTGCAATTCTCTCTAGAGCATTCGCAATGCGACTCAATTCATCACTCATTGTTGGCTTCCTTAATTGCCTCTATTATAACACCTTTTAACTGTTTTAACTTCTTTCTTCCGAGACCTGCTCGTGTATCAATTTTTACCTTTAACCAGTAAACAAAAGCAAGTACCAGTATAAACTGAATACCTTCACCCCATGAGAGGTTCCATGCTTCATTGAGATCGAGACTCGCCGCCGCTAGGAGATTAATCATTTTCCTTGTCCTCTATAAGGTTTACGAGCCGAGTTACGGGATGTGGGAGAATATTTGGTATTCTTACCTTGCCCTTGTCTCGTCTTCTTTGGTGTTGTCTGAATGTTGTTCCCCGTTGGGGATGTGTACACTTTCGCCATTGTAAGTTGTATGTGAAATAATATTAGGAGATGGATACCCAGTCTCATAAAAACATTGAGAGAGTTCCACCATTTTATCGAGGAACTCATCTTCGGAGAGACCTGTGTAGATCTCTCCATCCTGTATGATTATATTATATAACTCTTGATTTTTCATGTCCTACACGGATACGAGGATCGCACCATATCTCAAAACCAGCATCGAGAGCATCTAGACAGAAACTGACATCCTCTCCACACATGTCTTGTACTTCTCCACTTTCAAAGACCTGCATCTTAGGAGCAAACCAAGGATACTTCATCTTATCATGTTCCCATACACCATGCTTAATAAGAACCCATCCAAATCCTGTGTAATCGACAGTAAATGGTTTCTTACGCTTAGACATGGTTTCACCAGTCTCATGATTCATAACTCCTCCGTTATTACGGAAGTTATCCTCATCGAGCCAGTGAGCAACAGAAGTAGTTTGACCATCTTCTGTCATATACCAACCTGCAGCAATATCTTGATCCATAAGGACTAGTTGTAAGAACTTAGGAGTATTGAATACAATGTCACTATCAATCCATAACTGATAATCATATTGCAACTTACCATCCCAAGGTATCTGATCTGGTCCTCTTAAGACATTTGCACCAAGGCACTTGCATCTAGCAAAGTTAACCATTGATGAGTAATCTTGTGAGATCTGTATGCTGACCCCATGCTGAACTAAATCAAAACAAAGTTGTACAAAGTTCTTTAGGAATACAAATGAACAACCACGACCAGGCATACAGAATACTAAGTTCTTACCCCTTAGTAATTCCCATGCCTTATCATAATCCCATTCACTCTCTACATTCTTCTTTGGTGGGTTCTTTGCTTTAACAGTAAATCCTTTAGCCATAATGTTTTACTTGGACATCATTATTATAACAGATTATATAGGTGAAGTCAATTAGAATATATTCATTGAAAGTATAGTTCGCCGTACATTAGTAGTATTAGTAGGTGCATAATGCATAAGACTTGAAGGAAAAACTAATAAATGCCCCTCTTCTACAGGTTCTGGCATATAATCAACTACATTACCATCAAAGTTATTTAAGATTGGACTTACAAATGTAGTTGGTCTATGACACTCTGGATCATATTCTAAAAACAATGCAGAACTATATCCACCAAATGCATGATTGTGTACTGGATGCCCATGTGATGATTCATAATATTGAAACCATGCCTTACCTATTCTAAAATTATATCCCCTATGACCAAATGCACTTAGTATATGTGTAAAGTCTTCCCTAAGTATAGGATCAATTAACTGACAATAACTTTTAGAATCTTCTTGTGTTTCATAATCAGTTACATGATCTGCATAAGGTTTCAAATGCTTTTGCTGTTCCTCTAAGTTATCCTTACTATACTCATCATAGATCTCCATTAATTGTCCTTTCTTTTTATCCCAGTCAGGTATCTTATAATTCGCAAAGGGGATTGCGAACCTCTTTAAGTATGGACCTGAGTATTCACCATTACTATCAACTAACATGATGATTGTACCTTATCATACTGATTACTAACCAGCGTTTCATTAGAGTCACGATATTTAGTATTGAAACTAACAACGAATCGCTCGCCGATCTCGGTCTCTGTTTTATGATCTAACCAACTAGGAAATAACACTAAGAGTCCCTGGTACGGTTCTACTGGATGAAATACAGTAGCATACTCTGAGTGGTATTTGAACCACTCCATCGTCTTATAAAGGTACAGTGGGTTGCGAAATAGTAATGGTGCTATCTCTTCTGTAAGTATTGGATAGTATGCCCCACTAAGAACACTACCATTGTGTATATGTAAATCTAACCTACCCCCTTTAGGAGTCTTATTACACCAACTCTGTCCAACATCTAGTTCATCAAACCCCAATGCTCTTGCATGATCATTAACACACATCTGTATTACTTCTTTTATCTTCGGTGTCTTATCTAAAAAATACTCTTTTCCACAATCAGGTATAAAGGAACTTGTGCCGTTTTCCACAAGTGCATGATCATCAGTTGTTATAGTATCCTTTATATCTACTATCTCACTAATATCAAATGCCCCTAAGTTATAACATGAGACTGGTGTGGGGAATAAATTGAATTCTTCTTTCTTAATATGAGGCATCTGTCATGTCTTCGGACTCCACTTTTACAATAGTAAGTTCTTTATGCTTGTTAACTCTCTCTTTAATCTTCTTTAGCAACTGTTCCTCGTCAAGGTTAATTAAATCACCTACTGGGGTGTTGTTATTATCGTAGACATGGAAAGTTGTGTTCATGCTTCCTCTATGTAAATGCCGTCTCCATCTATTGATATTATAACATCCGAACCCTCATACCAATCTAATTGGTTACAGAATGTTTCAGGGATTGTAAGAGTATATTCGTCAGTTATACTATCGACCCTTAGAGTCATTCTTTTTTTATTAATTTTTTTCACAATATGCGTGGACTGACCTATGTTTTTATATATCAGAAATTTTTTTTCTAAACTGATATCACGAAGTCGATCTGGGTCGTTTATAGCTTATTTGTTAGGAACCCTATTAAAACACGCATCACGCCACACCACGATAACACATAAGACGCAAAACACTGTCCCTAATTGATACTTAGTGTGTCACACAGTTCTTATTACTTAAGGACTGCAATTACATAATACTCAGTGTTACTCAGAGTGTCATAGATTGTCTCTTTGTTTGTGTACATTAGTATTATAACATGATACTCACAGACTGTCAACAACTGTCAGGGTCTTATGTTATAACAACTGACATAATACTTGATGGACTGAGTGTTACAAACTGTGTATCCCCTAATTGACATTCTGTTCGTCTCATGTTACGCTCGCTAAGTCAACATCATAATGACACGATTAGACCCCTTAGAGTATCATTTAGTGGACACACAGTTGATGATACATAACACGCATATATGTTTATTTAAGTATTTAAAAGAAATGCGTAGTTTTCCACAAATGTGTTAATAACTGTGGAAAACACTTGTTAATACTTAGTGGTGTAATCGCTGAGAACTCACTGTACATCTGAATACCTATGTTCCTGCGCCTGGTACATACTTAGTGTGGAATCTTCTGTGTAATTGTTGTTAACAACTAACTCACAATCTTTCCAGTGGTTAGTATAAACTAGCATTGCTACTTTACAGGTTGGATGTAAAGAATGTCCACAAGTTGTTGGTCTTTCACTAACACAAAAGGTGATGT